GACCCTGGTGGCGACGCGGTAAGCGCCGCCGATGTACTTCGGTGCCCGCAACGCGAGCACGGAATCAGTAGTCAACGCGTAGGGCAGCGAGTCAGGAGACGCGGTTGTCGGGTAGATGTCCAGCGGAACCAACTCGCGAACATACGGGCGGCAGATGAAATTCTCATCCCGAGCTACAAGATAGATAGACTCGGTGTTACCCGTTGTGCTGGTACCCGAACCAGCCGCGCCACCGGACGCACTGTACGTCAATGGCGGGAACTTGTTAACGTTGCCACCCTGGTAGGACGCCGGCACCTGCGCGGGCTGTGTTGCGCCATTCTGCGGGATCAGCGTAACGCCGTTATCGATAATCGACGTGGTCAAAATCGGCGTGATACCGTCCGCAGCCAGCCCGACTACCGCATCCACAACCCCAAGCAAGGTCTCACTTCCGGCTACACCCGCTGCCGCAGACCGGTATACCTTATAGAGCGTAGGCAGCAGACCGTCAAGGCCGCTAGGCGTACTAAACGAGATTGTATTGGCTGAGCTGGATGCAGCCGTGGTGACCACAACCTCAGGTGACGCCCCGATCTCGCCCTGTCGCGCGATGACCGCGGACACCTGGTAGCGGTATGCCGACGTGGTAGGCAACGTACCGCCATTGCCTGTACCCGTGGCGCCGGTAATGGTACCCATAGAGATGGTCCGATTGGACAGGAATGACGACTTGATCAGCGGGATGTTACGGTAGGTCGGCACCAACAGACCGGCCGCCACTTCCACCTTGTCAACAAATCGCTGCTGATTGGTCAGGAGCTGAGCAACCTTGCTCACGGCCGTGTTGGACATGACGAACATCCACGAGCTGTCGAACACGCTCATGGCCGCGTTAGTCTCGACCATGTCGGCCAGTTCATCGAGGATCTGGAAAGGCGCACTGGTCACAGAGCCGAATGCCGCGCCAGCGTAGTCGATCGCATTCTGATTACTGCCCGAGTAGGTAGACACCATCGAATCCAACCCGTCATACTGCGGGTAAGGCCCGAATTGGGTAGCCCCCGCGTTGCCCCACAGGCAAGCATGCTCGATATCCCAGTATTGTCCCTGAATGGTGCCCTCAATTTCCCGGGCTCGCAGGTCCCCGATCACCATTCGGGTCACTTCCTGCGCGTAGCCGGTGATCGCACCAACAGTCTGGAAGTGCTTCATTTGGAACGAATTCTGTACGTAAGTCGAGTTAGACACGACTCGCGCGCCACCATCGGTGACAAAGCCACCGTTAGGGTTGACCGTTCTCTGGTTGAAGTAAAACGTATCCGATCCCCACTTCATTGAGGGAATGGATCTCACGAGCGGTGAATAGCGCCGCTGGTATTCCAGCAGCATCGGGCTGATGATCTTAGGGACTAATGCACTGGCACCGGCTGCGGTGAGTGCTTCCCTCAATTCGGACGGCATAGTGGTGCCTTTCAGGGGGTATGGCCGGGGGAGTGAATCGACCGTTACCGCCGGGGGCACCAGCACGTGCTGGCGGTCAAAGCTTGCGAAAGAAAACGTCAGTTGTCGCGGTACACCGAGCGGTTGCCCATCACGGCCTGCTCAATGGTCGGCCGGGAGGCACGCTTCCACTGCTCATTGGTCAGCTTGTGTGCGGGCATGGGCTCACCGGTCTCATCCTTGGGCCAGCTTTCCGGGTATTCGCCTTCCTCAGTGGCGACCGCACCCGCAGCCGACTCGGACACCTGCGTCACGAGCCCCTTGCGCGACGGGGTGCCACCGGCCTGAGCGGCTTCCTGCACCGCGAGCGGCAGGCCTGCCTTGATGCCCTCGGCCACCAGCCGCGCCACCATCTGCTCGGTGGTCTCGGCGACCGGCGCAGGCGCTGCGGGGGCAGGGGCTGCTGGTGCGGCTGGTGCGCTCTCCACGGGTGCACCAGCGCCTACCAGCTCACTGGCGGGCCGTTCGGCCACGGCTGCAGGCGGGGGTGCGATCTGCACCGCGCCCATGCGCTTCATCAGCTCGGCGAACTGGTCACCGGTCAGGGTCACGTTAGGCACTGCAACCGGGGCAGGCGCCTCGGCTGCGGGGACTGCCGGCGTCTCGGTGGGTGCGGTGGTCTGCGGCGCGTCGGCCGCCGGGGTGGTGGGCTGGTCGGCCACTGTGCCGGTCTCCTCGTCTTCAGTGCCGGTCTCCTGGGTGGATTCCGGGTCCGTCTCGGTCACACCGGGGGTGGACGCGTTTTCGTCGGTGCCCCCGCCGTCGATGTCGATATCACCGTCTGTGTCAGGGTCGATAGTGGCCAATGCCTGGCAGGCGCCTTCCATAGCCGCTCTGGCGCATAGTTCGAGGTCGGCGGGATCGACCTGCCAGGAGGACACGCAGATAGTCACCATGCCGTTGGAAATACGAACCTCGAAAGATCCCGGCTCGGATGGCCACACGTCGAGGCCTTCGGTCACCGCTGCCGCGGGTGAGACCAACCAACCCTCTTTAGCGTCGATCTTCACACCGAACTTGCCCAGCGCCGCGCGGATCCGCTCTTTAATGCGCTTGAGCTGCGCTGCGGTATAGTTTGTGGCGTTCTTGGCCTGATTGATGTAGCTCCACGCGGCCTTAGCCTGCGCCTTGGTATCCAGCGCATAGCGTTTCATCTTATCCGGTTGATAGCCCGGGTCGGCGTAGTTCTTAGCCTTGGTCTGTGACGTGGCGGCGCCACCGGATTTCAGCGCGGCGGCTTTCTCCCCGATGTCCTCGGTGATCTCTACTCGCGCCTCGGTTACCGTTTCGTAGATCAGCGTCCGGTTGTCGCTCTCACTAGGCGAACCTGTGTAGGTCAATGAGTCGATCTTAGCACCAATGACGCCGGGAGATTTAGTGAAATCGAGCCCGTCCAATTCGAGGTCTTCGCCGTACTCAGCCAGCGTGCCTTCCACCATCTTGTGCTTGACCACACCGAGCCAACCGCCACGGATGCTCACGTTTTGTAAGAACGCGTCACCATCGTTAGGATCGGCGAGCGCGGCAATGGTGCGCGCATGCGGCGTATCCGCTAGTGCGGCCTCAAATCGTGCGGCGCCGTTGCCGTCGACACTCCAACGATTCACCTGCCCGACAATCTTAATGGAATCGTCACCGGCCAGGTGGTGGGTCAGCATGGTCATCGGTGCGGTACCCTCACCGAGGCGCTGTTGCGCACGATCGACCGCTGATTTTATCATCTCTTTGGTGTAGAGCCGACCGTTTCGGCTGATACCGGGAACGATCGCGGTTCCCGTGATCCGGGCGATGGTCTTAGCCACGGGTGCCCCTCTCACGGGCTTGGTTAATGTCCCTATTTTTTACGTAATCCCCGACTGGTCACGGGGGGAGGTACAGCGCGTGGATGATCCGTTGCAGTAATCCGTACGGGTTGCCGTACCAAATATGGTCTGATCGCATTGGCCACCGCTTCGGCCACTTCGGGTACGTCGAGTACCTGTATCAGCAACTCAACGAACTCTTGTGCTGGTAGATCATCGGCAACTGACAGTGAGAGCGCGCGCGGACGGGGTTTCATCGGTCACGCTGCCGTCAGATAGCGAGACACGTTAGCGCTCAGTGTCTTAATAGAATTGACCGAGGGCATCAAAGCGCACCGGCAGTACGGGTGTAGCGCGGGTTGCGGGGCCTCAAGTAACGACCACACATTGCCCGACTCGGCGTTCATACAAATAGGGCAAACGTTAATGCCCCCAGCGGTGACGAAATCGACTGAAGTCACACCTTCGCGGCCATAAAGTGTTAAGGCGCCACGGCTGAAACTCTGCCCCATCGCGAGGTCGACCAAGGTGTCTACCGAACGGATGTCCTCACCGTCGAGGACATCGAACGCCGCGGCGCGCAGCTCGGAATAGTCACCCCCGGCCACCGCTACCCGGGCGAGTGATTGACCGAGGTCTGCGGCGTTGCCGTTGACCACTTGCCCGAGCCAGCCTTGGGCGTCTTGCCAGTAGTCGCCGAGCTTGGCCAGCTCGGCGTGCGCGTCAGCGAAAGCGAGCCCGAAATCAACTGCCGTACTGGCCCCGGCCTCGGCCGCCACCAAGGCGATACCGCCGGCAACGCCTTCGGCCTGGGCGTCAGCCAGCGCGTCAGCGATGGCGGTCACGGCCGCCTGGTAGGCAGGTGAGCTGGTGTCGGTCATCGTCTGGTGCAGCAACCGGGTGGCCTCGGCCATCGCGGTGGCGGTCAGCGCTGCGCGGCGCCGGGCGTCGTCGTCGGCGTCCTCACCCAGGGGCGCGGCCTGCAGGCGCCGGATCATGTCATCGACACCCAGGCCCTTGACCAGCGTGCGGTAGGCCGCGGTCACGGCCGCGATGTGCACTTCGTAGAGCCGCTCGCGCCGGGCGTAGATCTTGGCCCAGGTACCTTCCAGGCTGCCCAGTTTCAGGGTGGCGGCCATCGCCTCAGCCATGCCGGGATGGTCACCAGTCAACTCTAGAGCGATCTCGCAGCCGTGGGTCACCCGAGGGGTTAGCGGACCGCCAGAGCGAGCCCAGCCGTGCGCGTAGGCCTCCCGAGCCCAGCGGCGTGCGGCGAGTGCCCCCGCGCTGGCGAGCGGGATCTCGGTCCAGTCGCCGGCGATTGCTACGGCCAGCCGGTCGAACTCCACCGAGCCGATGTAGGTCAGGTCTGCCGCGGTAGCGCCGTAAGCGGCCGTGATGTGTGGCAGATACGGCGCGTGTTGCGCCGGCAGCACCCCACCGAGGATCTCACTGCAGGCGTGGCCCATCGCCTCGGCCAGCGGCGCGAGCACCGGGGAGTCGCCGACCAGATAAACCGCGCACGGGTCACGGTCACCGGCCGGGCCGCCATCGGGATTGAACGTGGCGTGGCCCATGATCCGGGCCGGCAACGTGCCGGTGAACTCTGCAGCCACGTCGGTGACCGCGTCAATGATCTGCTGTTTGCGGATCTCGCCCCAGTCGGTGACGTCCTCACCTAAGAACGTCAGGGTCACGTGTAGCTGGTCTGCGGGTTCCGCCTTGCCATGATCTATCACCATTACCTGCGGGTCCACAGGTAATAGTGCAATCATGCCCCCATCCATACAACTACCCCTTATCGGCCGAAGCCTACTCGATTGTGTTTGGCCAAATGCCGGCACGCTGCCTGGTACGTTTGCGGTTGCCCGCCGGGTACCCAGTCGGTATTCCCGCACAAGGGCATCCGGCACGACCAGTGCCACGTGTTTGTGTCTCGATCCTTATATACGGTCATCGGGCGCATGGTCGTCCCTGGTCTTCTCGATCTCTTGGATGACTTCCGCGTGGCGTTTATCCGCGTGGCGTTTGTGTACGACATGGGAAATAACGAACGCGGGAGTGGCCCACACCACCGAAGCGATGATGTTGGGCCACCACGCATCGAACGGGGGAAATACGTGCCCCCATATGCCCATTACTCGCCGTCTACTACGCCCGAATGCACGTAGTTAATGAGGCTCTCCAGCTTGAACATCAGCGGCTGCCACACGGTGCGGTAAAGTGTCTTTCGCATGAAGTAACCGCCACCTGCGGTTAGCGCGGCCAGTACCGCCAACATGACCGCCCAATTATTCTTAATCCAGTTCACGGCCTTAGTCCTCTCACCTTATTGCATGGTCTAAGCAAATGTTGCCCCGCCAGCACCTGCGTGGTACTCTGCCGCCCGCCTAATGAAGCTGGGCGGTAATCCCCCCATGCACTTTTACGCAAAGGCGCCAGATGCCCACACGAGCTATAAGGCCCCCGTGTACGTCCCTGCTGACAGAAGTCGTCTGCGATGACCCGCAGATGCGATTTGCTGCCTGCACTGCGGTGTCCACCACCGTGATGGGCTACGGCCTGCGCGCCTGCCGGACTCCCGCAGAGCACGCCGTCTGGCTGGCCAACTACGCGGACTGGCTAACCGCCCAGGTAGCCGCGGTGACGGGCTCTCTACCCGATGCACTTGGGCAGTAGCGCCGGCACCCGATCGGCAGTCAGCGGCCAGTCTGGGGCGTCGTCGGGCTCGCCGGCTACCGGTGTGCCCGGCAGTGGCCGCTGCCCGCCGGGCGGATCGTCGTCATCCGGCACGGGGCAGCTCCCGCAGTGCCCGAGCGAGCCGGGACCGGTAGGACTCCCGTAGTGCTCGCCCGCGGTCGGTGGACTCGCCCCCGGGTTCGTCCCCGCTGGGTGTCGCGGGTTCGTCCGGGTCAGGTGGCTCGCCGGGTGGGTGCAGCATGACCGGCGGTGGTGGCGGTGCCGGCGGCTGCGACTTCTGCAGGGTCAGCGGTGCGTCCGGGTCGACCTCATCGCCTGGGGCGCCACTGGTCTCCAGTGAGGTGCCCTTGAGCTTGAAAGCGACGCCGGCCGTCGACAGTGCGCCCATGTCGCGCCAGAGCACGATGTTCTGTCGGTCGACCAGTACGGCCGAGTCCCCGCCTTCGACGGGCGGTTCACCCAGCTCTACCCGGTACTTATTGAGCGTCCAGGAACCATTGCGTAGCCGCATGTCGCGGATGTCTTCGATGGTCTTGGAATCGCGCATGTCGACTTCAGAGAACTTCACATGCCAGCCCTCGATGCCGAAGCCTTGCCGCACCAGATGATAATTGATCTTCTCTAGCACGAGCGCGGCGATAGGCCCGCACGTGTTGACTAGGAAGGTCTTGCGCTGGCTTTCTCCGGTGCCCCCGCCAAGGTTGCCGGATTCAATCACTGTCGCTTCTGCTGGTGGGACGCCATACGTAGCGAGAATCTCATCACGCTTCTGGTCAAGCGTGTGCAAAAACTCATCAATCTTCGACGCGGCCAGCTCTTTGACCGTAGCTCCACCGCGAGTAATGACCGGTACCCCGATGTTGCGCGGTCCGATGTTGCGCTGCATAAAGCGAGCAAGCCAACGATTTGTCTCAGGCTCGGCCATGGATTGCGGGTGATCCACGTGCAGCGTAGTCGGATTACCCTTGCGAAACGTCTCTTTCAGGGTGGCCGCCGCAAACAGCCACGCCGTGATAGGCAGTAACGCGGCTTGGGTCGGTGACACACCGAACAGCCCGGACCGCGGGGAATCCAAACTGATATGGATTACCTCATTGGGCTCAAATTCCGCACGCTGCCCGAACTCGGTAACCTGCACATAGGAGGTGACCTCACCGTGCGGGTCAGCAATGAGGTTCATGGATGGCGCATCCAGCGAGTACAGCGCCACCGGGTAACCGGCCATCCACACGATCTCGATAAACGCGTCACCGAACACCAACAGATCGGCGATGACCGACCGCATCAATTGCCGGATGTCTTCGCGCTTATTGGTGAACTTAAACAGCTTCTCACACGCGAGTACCTCGGCCGGCTTATCGGGTTGCTCCTCGTCGCCCTCACCGTCATCGGTGTCCCAGTCGAAAGCCAGCCCGCCGGCCGTGATCGTACGGCTGATCGCATTGACCGATGCCCACGACCACGGGCACGCAAGGTAGCTCTCATAGAGCTGTTGCAGCATGGAGCGCCGGTCGGTCTGGGTAGACGATCCCACCGACTGCGACCACTCACGCAGGCCCTCTGGCCCGATGCCGTACTCGAATCCGGCCCGGGACGCGTTAGCCGGTGCCGCAATGGTGGTCACGGCCTCAGTGACGGGCTGCGAACGTCGGAAGGGATTCCACACGGTGCGGCGCCCTTTCGACTATACTGCCTTGATGATCGGTGAACTGATTTGCGAGATACGCGGCGACAAGCCCTACATTGTTCGGGCTGATCCTGTCATTAGGGTGCCCGCAGAAGTTATCCACTGGTGGGGATTAAAGCGCAACCCGTACATCTCCTGCACCAATTACCACGAACAAACGATATTCACCCTACACGGATCAAACGCCAAGTACTTCTATCGGTTGGGCGATTACGACTCCGTTACGGGTACCTGGGAACTGTCATGGGCTGACTAATGCGGCTCCCGTTGTGGTCACCGTGCCCAATGCCGGACCGTCATTGTCCGGTACCTCATGCCACCACTCATCGCC